TGTTCATGTAGTCGTTGACTGCCTTCTCTGCCCAGCGAATAGACAACTGACCCGACAAGGTGATTGCCTCCGCGCACCTTGGGTCATAGTAACGGAACCATCTGTTGGCTAAACTCCCGTAGAGGGAATTCATTAAGATTTTTATTGACATTTGCTGGGCATCCAGTTGCGCTTGATGCGCCTCCATTGCCTTCAGTTCTTTCTCAAGTGTTGCTAAGTCTTCCATCATATTTTCCTTGCTTTCCATCCTTTTGCTGTTCCCTTCAATACTGGTTTGCCTGTATTGATACTTCGGTAAATGGGGACATGCCCAATACCGTATTCTTTGCATACATCTTTAACTCTGTTTGATACTATGACAACACCGTCAGGTCTCGTCAGTTCGTATGTCAGCGACCCTAATGATGCCCTCCATCCATCATAGTCTTCAGTCATCATCTTCTTTAGGTTAGAGTTCTCGCGCATCCATGCGGCATGTTCTGGGCGTTCCTTACCTTTTTGGTTTTCGTGCGCTATTGCGAGGTTTGCCAACTGCGACTTCTTTGCCGCCTCGGTATTGTATGACCCGCGCACCCGCTTAGTTTGGTTCATCTTCTCAACATTTTCCTCGCAGTGCATCGGGTTGACTCTGTCGGGGTCGCTGTTGACATGACTCCATCCACCATATCCACCTTTAGTCATGTTGTAAGTATTCTTACCTATTGACACCAGTTCCTTTTCTTTCTCATACATTTCATTTTCAGTGGGGAGTGTATGGAGTGTTTCAGTAATAAAGTTCTCTTTACCATACTTCGCTATTGCGCGTTTCAGTCCAACACCTGACCCGACATAACCATCATTGAGGTTTTCGGTTCTATGCGCCCCTATGTAATATTTCCCGTTTATTTTATTTGTAGTCCTGTAGATAATGTAGTGCATTGAGTGCCTCCGCTAATAGGTAGTTCTTTTATTTAGCACTATTGGGTTTTTCGCAGTTGGGCAATGCGCTCCTTCAAGTCATCTATTTTTTGCTCAGTGTCCAGCATTTCTTTCTTGATGACCTTACGCTCACCATACAGTCCGTCAATGATACTTGGGATGACTCCACGAATATCTTTGCGGAAGTGAATGCCATTCGCTGCAATGGCATGGTCTGGTAGGATAGAATCTGGTCGAGTCTGCCCAAGGCAGTTGTCCACATTGACATTGGCAGTGCGTCTGTCCACCACAGTCTCAGGTGATATGTTGTATTGCATCATCAGGTGAGGATAGAGTGAGTTCAAGTCAAGACTCACAACCCATGCGTGTCTACCAACTTGTGGTGCTTTCACATATCCACCAGCAATCTCAGTGAGTTGCCTATCAACTTTTGGCGGCACGACTTTCTTCTGCAAGCATAGTTCGCGATAAATGTATGTGTCCCACAACTGTGTGGTTCCAAATGCTTCCTGATAGTTACATCCACCTTTGTATGCTATCATCATACATAGATTCATTAGTTGAACTTTCTCGTCTATCTTCTCAACAAGTAGAACGTCTTTGATGTTGTAGTCAATAAACTTTTGATAGTCTTCTTTGTACAATGTGAAGAGGTTGCCGTGTTCTTCATAGGATAGTTTCTTCTCACCAAGTACCACGTTGGCAATGTTGTCAAGTTTATATGACTCTTGCACACCGTAGATAAGGTTACCAAACTTCTGGAACAAATCCCAATAGTCAATCGTCTCTACTCCTACAAGTTCAAAGACCTGTGACTGGCGACCCATTCGCGTCACCGCTTTCTCTCGCACGATGCCCCAAGGCGAAAACTTCTTCACTGACTCAGCACCAATCATCTTCTCAACTCGGTTGACAAGATAGGGGATGTCGAACATTCGCACGTTCCAACCAGTCACGACATCAGGTGATGTGTCACTGGCATTCCAGAACTGTAAGAACTTCAATAGTAGGTCAACTTCTCCACCGCATTCAATGTAGACTATGTCGCTGGGGTCCATGTCAAGTTGAGTTTTAGTTGGGTCGTATTTTCCACCTGCCTTGAGAGCCCAGACATAGACTGTCGGGAGTCCAAAGTATTTGAGTGCGATAGACTGAACCTCTCGCTCCGCTTTCTCTGGTTCGGGGAACCCATCGTCCGATGCGACTTCGATATCGATGTTCGCAACCTTAACGAGAGTTGGGTCATACTTGATTTCGTGAGGGAAATGCTCTTGAATGTATTGTGCAGCATAGTTGCTATTGCCTTGAACTTGTATGTGTTCAACACCTTCGTACTTCTTGAGGAACTGTGTTGCCTCTTTCATATCATCAAACTGCATTGGGTCAACAGGGCGACCTTCAAGGGTCTTCCATTGTGCGTTTGGATTCTTTGATGTTACATACAGTGTTGGTTTAAAAGGTTTGCGATATGTTACTCTTTCACCGTCTTCATAACCACGATAACATATGCTGTTTGATATTCTCGATACTTGTGTATAAAACTTCAATCAATAACTCCATAATAATTAATAAAATAATGTCGCAGACCCCGACCACTGTCTGTGAGATGCTACAACCATTTTGAGGTAGCTCCACCGTAAACTACATTACGCTGAATATAGTTGTTAAGCAATAACCAACCCAAGATACCATCATTAGGTTAGAAATTATTGTACGCACATAGAAACATTTTGTGCATGCTACATCTTCCATCTTTCTTCCTCTTTATAACAGTTAGTAAAACCCTCGCGGGACGCTTCTATTTAGCATAAAAGTGTTAATCAGTAACACTTTTATGCGCATAAAAGTGTTACTCTAATGTTACTATTATCCACATGTGGAGTAGAAAGTCAAGAAGTTTATACTATCTTTGCACCGATATTGTATTTTTGGCAGAGTTCCCATTCAGATTTTTCTTTGAATGATACAATCTTGATTTGCCGTAGAGGTGCTTTGTCTTGGCACTTGGAAGTATCGATTATGTTAATCAATCCCCAATCGCTCAACAAAGTGGCAATGGTATTGCGCCTCTCTAGGTCGTTTGCTTCAAGGTTAGACTTCTTACCATCAAGAAGAAATAACTCCTTAAATGATAGTATAAAGTAACGACCTTGCTTATGCAGGATATGACAAGACTGGAACAACTTCTGTTCCTTGCGTGATGCCACTCCTATTCGGGTGAGGGTTTCTCGGACTTTGAGAAAGTCATCAGGTTCATTCAATGTGATCTCTAGCATATCTGCTGGAGTCCATGATACCAAATTATCCATAATAGTATTTTCCAATTCAGGTGAAGTTATAATATAGTCATCTATACAAATACTATTTAGCATTTTTCTTACTTCCACCTTTGGACAAATACGACTTCATATTCTTGATATCGTCTTCTGTCAACAGGTCAATCACTGACTCTGCTTTCTGATTACTATAACCGTAGTACTCCTTCACTACTTCTATGTCACTTGGAACTATCTTCTTTGCCCACTTGCTGAACCGCTTGCGAGGTCGAATGCAACCACGCAAGAAATCAAACTGTAGACGGTTATCCAAGTGTGCATACTTGTTCATCTCATTGGCGAACAAGACTGTATCTTGATAGTACGATAGACCTCGGTTGATAATGAATGAATTATATCCTTTCTCTTCCTCTTCACCAATCATAATATCTACCTTGTTATGGGTGATACTTTTTACATATTCAAAGGGATTCATTAGTGTAACAACCTTGAAATTTTAGGACTGGACAGTGCCTTTTCTAAGTCAGGGTATATGGGATAAACTAGTTTAGTGCCATAAACTGTTTCAAGGATTTCCAGTTCATGTGAAGTAAACTTCATAAGTTCAAAGTCTACAACTTTCTGAATGTTATCGAACATATTCTTTAGTTTAGTTGCTATTACTACAGTCTGATCTTCGTCCCAAGGAAAATTTTCTGCGTCATATTCAAAATCACTCATCTATACTCTCTTCATCATCTACGGATTCTTTTTTGGAATCTTTAATCGCTTGTGCCTCAAGCAGTTCTCTTTTAACACGCTGCTCCTCGACATGCTTAAACACTTTCACAAGGTATTCTACTACCCTTGGTTGGTGTTCTGGGTCAGGGCAGTTTGGGAACATCTTAGAGAAGTTCTCGATCACCTTATCTTCAGTCATTACCAGCACCCATGTTGTCGAGGAAGTTACACTGCGACATTATCTCGGTGAAACATGCAACAACATTCAGTTCGGCATCTGCCATGAAACTACCTTTGTAACTGTAGTCTGCAAGGATGAGGACAACCTGCGGTATGCTGTTGGGGTCAACTGAACCGTTCATCTGGTCGTAGATGCTGCGGAAGATAACCGTAGATTCTACATCCATATTGTTGGCAACCCATACGCGCATCTTTTTGAAGTCTTTGCTCTTTAGGTATCCAAAGAGTTCGTCCGTGTTGCCACCGCTCACTTTGCCGATGACATCCAGAGACAGTGAACCGCCTTTAGAGTGTCGTTGCAATTCGTTCAAGACTCTGCGCCAATCAGGTGCGTGACGCATAATCAATTCTGCGAGTTGCTCCATTGGATAATCGCTGATGCCTTCGTTCTTCAGTATCTCAACAGTTCTCTCCATAAAGGACTGACACAATATTGCCATTTCCTTTTTGGTTGTGTTGAATTCAATGACACCACACCGTGAGTGCAGAGGTTCAATGATACGATTCTTAAAGTTACAAGTTAGGATGAAACGACAGTTTGCACTGAACTCTTCAATGAATCCGCGCAATGCGGGTTGGGTGGATTGTGCATTTAGATAGTCTGCCTCATCAAGTATGACAACTTTGTATCCACCAGATAGGGAGATGCTTGAGGCAAACTGTTTGATTTTACCACGCAGCGTGTCGATGTTGCCTGACTCGGATGCGTTGATGATGATGTAGTCAAGAGATAGTTCTTCGCAGATTGCTCTGGCGACTGTAGTCTTACCAGTGCCAGCAGTTCCACTAAACAACAGGTTAGGTACTTCTCCTGTGTCAACTATCTCCTGAAAGGTTCCCTTCAGTGAGGGAGGGAGGATGCATTCTTTAATGCTCTTTGGGCGATACCGTTCGCACCAGAGTGCATTGTTTGGGTCATGTGTTATACTACTTATCATAATAAAGATGTTCCTATTCAATAATATATGGTGGCTGGCAAGGTTGGATTCGAACCAACATATCACAAATTAACAGTTTGCTGAATTACCTATCTCCCACTCGCCAATTCAAAAATTTCTAGTAAGTATTAATACTTTCTAGATGTATAATACGAGCATTATGCTCTTCTCGCCATTTCTCTTCGGAAACACCATTTCGTGCCGCCTTAGAGTTTTCGAACTTATACTTCCTCGCTTGTGCAATTGCTTGCGTCCTACGTTGTGCTACTGTACGCAGACTATGTCGCATTTACTTCTCCTTTATTACTCTTCATTTTCGCTCTGAAACTCTTCACATAGTTGTGCAAGTTGCACACACTGATCTCGCAGTTGACCGATAGCAGAGAGTTCTTCACCCTTAACTGCACCACGCTGACACATTGCGTCAACTACTGAAATAGTTGTTCGGGCGACTCGGAAACTTGAATCGTACACTTCCTTTGCTTGTGCAAAAGGGATATTTTTTGTGGTACTTTTATCTTGTGGCATACTAGATTATACTCCGTAAGTAGATGATTTTTCAAGTGCGATGAAGTAAGA